TCGCAGGTCTTAGTAGCGATCGTCATCCTTTCGGGTAGTGGTTAAGCACCTTTGCGGCAAGGTTTTCCATCCCTGTGTACACGTAGACCAGGTTTAGAGCGCACGAAATTGGGCCTGCGCTAGCCAAAAAACCGCTTTATTTTGCCTGAGATTGTTCTAAAAGACGCTGTCTAAGTATGTTTGATCCGCCGACTCTGACATTTATAATACCATTATAATAGTCATCAGACTCTAAAACTCTGCGTTCAAATTGCTCTCGTGCTTCTAAATATGATAGTTCTGCCTTGGATTTGCAAAGGTAAAGTATTTCTCTTGTGAAGTTTTCCGGACCTAATGATTGAACGTCTGCGTTTAACCTATCAGATGAACCCCAGTATTCTCGCCAATCGCTTTCTACTGTGCTTCTTCTTTTGAGTTTTTTGCCTTTGAGTGGGGGTTTAGTACGTTTGAATTGTGCTAGTTTCTTGCCTATGTACTTCTGTCCGGTTTTTTTATTCGTGATTATATAAACAAAGCCAATATAGCCTTCAGGTATTTCGTCTACGGGTTGATTTTGAAACGTCCATTGCACTCTTTAATTAGTTAAAGCTTCTTGCCTCTCATGCCTTTTCTGGATTCTCGTTGTGCCTTTCGTTTATCTTGTATTTCTACTCTTATTGTTGATGCCTCTGTGCGTATTTCTGATAGCCAATATCGTGCCTTGATGCCTGCTTCATTAGATTTTTTATGATAAAATCGATCTCGCCATTTAAAGTATTCTTGAAAGGCATGAATCATGCGATCGTGTGCGTCCGAACTCATGCCACAATCTCTATATCATTGCTATAACTAGTAAATCCATTTTCTTTGATAACCTTTAGCACGTGATTAACACGGCTAGTCAAGTCATCTCTATGTGAAATCAAGAACACATTCTTATCACGTTCACGAGTCATGCGCTTCAACACAGCAATACTAGATTCAACACCACTAGCATCCATACCCGAATCCACAAGTTCGTCAATGAACAACAGATTGATACTGGTATATAGGTTTTCCCATACATCACGGAACGCCCACGATAACGATAAAATCAGACGATTGCGTTCACCCCGGCTTAAATTATCAAAATCTAGATCCTGTCCTAGCTGTGTGATAATCACAGTTAAGTCATTCTGGAATTCCACAGTGTGTGGTAGACCAATCTTGTCCAAATAGTAGGTCAATCGTTGATTCAAGAACGCAAGATTCTGATCAATTATTCGTTTGCGAACAAAACTATCTTTATTGGTCAATAACTTGTACAAGAACTCCTGGTGATCTTTCACACGCACCAACTCGTTGAGACCGTTCCAGTCTATTTCTTGTACTGCTGTTTCTTTGAGTTCTGTGATTTGATCATCGTAAGGATTCTCTTCGGCGTTCTTGATAGTAATATCACGCTCTAGCCCGCCTAGGGTATTTTTATGATTCAGTGCTTGTTCAAGATTATCATAGATCACTGTAGGGCACACACCTAATTCACCTAGTTCAGCAAGAGCATCGGTATGTTGGATGTACTGCGAATTAGTCGCTAATGCCTGTAGTGCTGCTTCTTGTAGATCTTTGCGTTTCTTTTCTAACAGTGCTACCTGTTTGTCATCGTGAAATCCCTGTCCACAACTATGGCAGGTATGATTTTCTAAACTAGCAATTTCGACCTTGAGTCGATCCATGTCCTTGATTTCACGTGCTTCATCTAGTTTACAACGATTGATCCAATTATTCAATTCGTTAATGGCTTTGCGTTTGGTATTATAGATATCTAATGCTCGATGAGCCTCGATCTCTTGATCAATGTCGATATCCATGAGTTTTTCAATAGCCTTTGCCAGGTTAGTTAGCGAAGTTTCTTTTTGTTCTTCCCACATACGCTGTTTGCGTATCAACGACTCTATGCTTTGTTGTATTCTTTCGTTGCTGGCTTTAACAGTTTCAATTCTTGTGTTTTCTGTATTGATATTATCTTTGCTGATCTTAATTGATTCTTTGAGAGCTTCTGCTTTTTCTGACAGTATGGTAATGCCCAACAGCTGTTCAATAATAGCACGTTGATCTGCCGCCTTCATAGATAAGAATGGTTCTGTATAAGTGTTCAAGGCAATAAGATGTTTGAACATTTCGTGTTTCATGCCAAACACTTCTTCGATGGCCTTTTGTGTTTCTCGGCTGTCGCCTTGGCTTTCGTCAAGGTCACTGAGCTCCTGCTCCTGATCATTGATGCTGAATCTCAATAGGTTAGGCTTGCGTCCTCTTTCGATATGATACTTAACACCATCTTTTTCAAAAGTTACGGTGACCAACATTCCCTTGCTGTTGATTTTGTTGATAAGGTTATCGCGTTTGATATTGGTCAGTGCCTGCCCGTAGATAGCATAACTCAATCCGTTGATTATGGTGGTCTTACCTGTGCCGTTTCTAGCACCGGAGTCGTCACCGCCTAGATCTAGGTTCTCACCTAGTACCAGAGTAAGCTGTCCGCGGTCAAAGTCTATGGCCTGGGTCTGATTTCCCACGCTCATAAAATTGCGCACTGTGAGATTATTGATTTTAATCATAAGTCGTTGTAGATGTCCAACAATAGTTTTTTGTCATAGGTGTCGCTGTCTATATTATTGATCTGATTCATCACAATAGTATCTACTGATTCAAATGTGATATCGATAGGATTTACTGCGCTTTCTACTTCTACTTTTTCTGGAATCAGCATCAGCTCACGCAGATTATACTGCGGCATAAACTGTTCTTTGATAAAGTTTGCTTCCTCAAAGGTGATAGGCAAGTCGATGGTTACACGACAATGCATCTTTTCACGCAGCAGCTCGTCTGGCCGGTCTATGATCTGGCTCAGTTTATAAGTTCTATATATAGGCTGTTCGGGCCAAGAATGATATTCAGGTTTGCCACCCCAATCCATAATCATCATGCCACGATCATCATCGCCTGCATCTGCATAGTTATGCGGAAAAGCATTGCCTATATAGACCACGTTACCTTTTTGTTGCCGCTTGTGAAAATGCCCAGTAAACACTAATTCTTGATTCTGAAAGTGTCCGGTTTGTAATTGGCCGTGATCGGGCATCTGTACCATGGCATTCATATAAAAATGCGGCAGCTCAAGATGTCCAAAAATATATCTGCTTTTCAGTTGTTTTACCGTGGTCCATTCATCTCCTATTAGCCAAGGCATGATAGTGACATCGCCTTCGGTATACAGTTCACGTATAGGCACGATGTTAGGAAATAGTCTCATGAACTCCACTGAGTTAATTTCACGTTTATCTTTGTAGAATAGATCGTGATTGCCTAGAATAAAATAGACTTTTTCAAAGGATTGACTTAGTTTTTCTAAGTTACTAACAGTATAATTCATGGTACTGACATCAGTAGTGCTACGATTATGATGCCAGTCTCCGAGGAATATGGCTGTTTCGCAGCCCTGTGCTTGAGCTGTGTCACAGAACCAAGACACAAAATTTTCACAGTCTTGATTATGTGTACGACTTCCGGATTTTAATCCAAAGTGTATGTCAGTGAAGCATGCAACTTTCTTAAAAAGATTCATAGATTAATTATAACAGAATGTAAATGTAAGGTCAAACTCAATCTAAACTATCTGTGATAGTGACTGTGCCCGGAGCGTTCTTACCGCTGGTAGAACTATTCTGTCGAGTCCACGAAGGATTCATGCCGTTCATTTCTAAAATATCGTCTCGAATATTTTGATTGCGTTTTTCTAGATTGATAATTCTAACGAATGAATTTGTGACAGCAGCGGTATAATAAGCAAACGGATTATCACTTTTTGATTCGTCAAATTGTAGACCAATCTGTGTAAGTTGAAGTATGGCCTGCCCTTTCATTTCATCGTTGTAGGTATAACCTCTAACGTTGCCTCTAGTGGCATATCTCTCACACAGCTTGATAAACATACGAGCTAGATCGTTGGTCATTTGTCCGTGATCCTTGGAGAACTCTCCGCGATCTAAATCACCCTTCCAATGACTTTTTCCCACACAGATCAAGTTGCCGTTGTCGTCATATTTCCAATGTTGAAACGGTGGAAAATTTACCTTGTCATGACTATCAGCAGTATTCTTTAGAGTTTTTTTACGTCCTGGCGCCAGCGGTATGTGTGTAAAAGTCATCACACGAAATATTAAATCTTGTTTCTGCACTTTGCGATAATCTACTTCAAATTCTTTAGCAGGCATTTTTTTACCAGCTGCGGCCACAGCAGCTTCGTGTGCAGCCTTTGCCATTTTAGATGCTCTATTTCTTTTGGCTTCTGCGATAGTGCGTATATTCAGCTTATCTAGCGTTGTAACAATTAAATCATAGTCTCCATATGCGGGATCTGTAAAACTACAGTAGGTATTTTTGCTTAGGTGTATTTCTCTTAATAAATCTTTGTTGGTTAGATACTTGATTTTAGGTACGATTGTCAATTAGAATTCTCCACGGTTAGTTATATAATAGCACATTTTTATCATAATAAATAGTCTATATGACAAGGAAATCTGCTCAAAATGGCACGTAAGTCTTATCCGCAAACTCCCCAAGAAGAAGCTGCTAGAATAAATGCTGCCAGCGGTGATCCTAATGGCATCACAGCTGACCAAGTAGCAGGTAATCGTGCATTGAATGAACGGTTAACAGCAGCATTTGGATTTGGAGGATCTACTACTCCGTCATCTGGACCGGGCAGTAATCCTGTGGCACCTTTTTCACAATTAGTAGCTGGTGTCTCAGAAGGCATAAGCCAAGCCACTAATGAAGGACAAGCAGCACTGCAACAGGCATCATCAGGAATTGAAAAACTAAAACTTGATGCTAAGGTATCTGATTTGTCAGCAGGATTCAGTTCCGGACTGAGCCAATTAGCTGGAAACGCAAAAAACTTCGGTAATAGTGCCATGGGTGGTAATATCACTCTAAACAGTGCAGTCGGCGGAGCCGTTGATAAGTTAAGATCGGTAGCAGGCTCAACTAGTAACATAGCAGCAGATATCTCCGGAACACTTAATAAACTCACTGGCGGTAATCTTGCAGGCGGATTAATGAAAGCCGCCGGCAGTATCAGCGGAGCAGCAGGCATGCTCAACAACATACTTAGCCTTAAGCGTGGAATAAACATTCCAAAGGGAGCACAGGCATTTGTGCCACAAGGACAAGCTATACAGTTAAATGCTGGTGCTAAAGATGATTGGCGTGTGCGTATCACTTGTGAATGGAACATTTTTAATAGTCCGTTATTCGAAGTCTTAAAAGGCACTGGCGGAGTAGTTTGGCCATACATGCCCAACATCACAGTCAGCACCAAAGCAGAATACAATAATATTCCTATCACACATGCCAACTATGCACAGTACAGCTACAAAAACAGTGTGGTTGATGATATCACTATCAGCGGTGAATTCAGCTGCGAAACTGCATCAGAAGCTGCGTACTGGATTGCTGCCACAACATTTTTTAAGACTGCAACTAAAATGTTTTTTGGACAAGGAGACCTTGCAGGTAATCCTCCTATAATCTGTAATCTCACAGGCTACGGCAGTCATGTGTTTGATAAAGTACCAGTGATAATAAAATCATTCTCGGTGGATTTCAAAGACGATGTTAATTATATTCAATGTGATCCTTTTAATAATGGTAAGTATACCTGGGTACCGATTCTTAGCACTATTACTGTTCAAGTAGCACCTGTTTACAGCAGACAGGGACTGAGAAAATTCAGCCTACAAGACTACGCTAGAGGTAAGATGTCTGCAGATGGCGCGGTGGGATATATCTAATGGCCAAATACGCTAAAACTAGTCCTTGGTCAGATACTAGACAAAATAATTTTTATCTTGATTTATTAGAGATTAGACCGGTTCCGTCTGAGCAAGACGATTTTAGGTATGTGATAGAAAATCAGTATAGACATAGACCGGATCTTCTAGCCTACGATGTATATGGCAGTGCTAAACTATGGTGGGTGTTTGTTCAGCGAAATATGAGTGTACTCAAAGATCCTATATATGATTTCGAACCAGGCACTGTTATCTATCTTCCTAAAAAAAGCAATCTAGAAAAGTTTTTGGGAGTATAAATGGTAGCAAGATTTATCCCCGACGGAAAAGAGTTATTTTTTAAACCAGACGGCAGCGTAGTCATTCCGGGGTTTACAAACTCTACTATTCCCGTAGGTCTAGCAGAAAATATAACGAATCTAGATCCTACTAGACCATCTAATCCACTGAAAGGCGGATTTTCAACTCAGAAAGAAAAATCAAACACCACAGCTGCATCTGCTAAGAAAAATCTTCCGTCGGTGGTAAAAAACCCTATGGAGATATTTGCTAACTCAAACATGTTGTGGTCTCTCGCTTGCCTAACTCCTGAACAGTTCAATGATCCTAAATTGTATAGAAATACACCCGGAGCATTAAAAAATTTAGTTTTTTCATCTGCAGGAAGATCCGACGGTGATAGAGTAGCAACATTTTTTGGAAGTCCCGAATACTATATCAATAACTTTGTCATGCAAACGGTAATAGGAGCCAACGAAGCCACAGGAAATAGTAATGCTGTAAAATTTAGTTTTGATATTATTGAACCGCACTCAATGGGACTGTTGTTGCAGAGCATGCAAAATGCAGCAGTCAAAGCAGGATATCTCAGTTATCTAGATAATGCACCGTTTGTGTTAAAAATGGAAATTCAGGGATTTGACGAACTTGGTAGAGTTGTATCGAATATTAAACCTAAATTTTTTGTAATGAAATTGTCGTCGACAAAGTTCACAGTAAATGAAGGCGGCAGTGTTTACAAAGTAGAAGCTATACCTTATAACCATCAGGGATTTTCTGATGCCATAAACACTACTTACAGTGACGTTAAAATATCAGCCAGCGGTAAGGGACATGTGTTTGATATTTTATCAGGCGGTCCTAATAGTCTAATGGCCTTTCTCAACAAGAATGAGGAAAAACTTAAAGCCGATGGCGAAATAAAAGAAAAAGACGAGTATGTGATACAGTTTCCTATATTGTCAAGTGACTGGAAAAGTTCAGCAGGTAACCAAGAAGCAATAAAAAAAGCCACAGTAGATCCAGCTGCTGAAATTAAAAAAATTGCTGTACAGGCTTCTGTACCTAAAACTGATCCTCAACTATTAGATCAAAATAGTATAGCATCGGCCAGCTTGGGTTTTGATCAGAATTCAGGAGGTAAACCTTTGTTTAGACGTGCTGGCGATCAGTACGATGAAAAAACAGGTGTGATGATCAGAGACGGTATGACCATTGATCCTAAACTTCGTGCTTTTCAGTTCGGACAGAGTCAATCATTGACCGCAATTATAAATCAGGTTATTCTTAGTTCGGAGTATGCCACAGCTGCTCTAGAACCAGCTAATCTTACTCCACAAGGCTACATCAAATGGTTTAAGTTGGATGTGCAAATTGAGTTATTGAAATTTGATTCTCTGACTGGAGACTATGCTAAGAAAATAACTTATAGAGTAGTGCCCTACTTGGTACACCAGAGTATATTTGCCAATGCAACATCGGCACCAATAGGATATGCTGAACTAATGAAAAGTGTAGTTAAGGAATATCAATACATTTACACAGGTCAGAATGTTGACATTATTGGGTTTAATATTGAAATTAATAATTTATTTTATGCAGGAGCTAATCCTAAGCCAGAGGCAGATGCTGCACAAACCGGTAATCAGAATGCGAAACCTGCAGAGAAATTGCCTTCATCTACTAAAACAGGCAAAGGCCAAGCGGTTGAAGTGCAGTCGGCACAAACAGGTCGAGCTAGACCAAGAAGAGATCCTAGATTACTCAAGGGATACAAAGGCGGTGCTGATGAAAAAACTGTAGAGCAAAATGTTGCTGAAAATTTTCAACAAGCGTTTATCAGTGGCAGTAGTGCAGATATGGTAACTATAAATCTTGAAATCCTTGGCGATCCTTATTGGTTGATAGATTCTGGCATGAGTAATTATTTCACCACAGCAGATTCGCCTACAGCCCAGATAACAGATGACGGCACTATGAATTATGAAAGCGGAAATGTTTATATCTATATTTCTCTGAGAACTCCGGCGGATGTCAATACATTAACTGGCCTTTATGATTTTTCAATTGCAGGTAAGGAAAGTCCGTTCGGCGGTATATATCGTATAGCTAGTTGTGAAAACTCATTCAATGATGGCAATTGGAAACAAAAATTAAAATGTATCAGAATGCCAGGGCCACAGGGACCAGAAGTAAACGAAACTATTACGGGAGACAAGGCATCTGTGGTAGACAAAGCGGATGTACCAGCAACCGAAATCGGTGCCAAAGAACCTCCTAGAACGTCACCTATTGATAACAGCACGACAAACTCTGCTGTCAATACAGGCGCAAATAATAATGGTTCTACAACTGCTAAAACTACCACAACATCTAATCAAACACGACGAGTGGCAGGATTTAGATATTATAGAGATCTAGGACAAAATTAATGGCAGAATTATCAAGACCGTCAGTTGATGATGGAGACAGAAGCGGTGGATTAACCACAGGCATATATGTGGCTAAGGTGATCAGCCACCTTGATCCATCATTCATGGGATCTATAGAAGTTAGTCTTTTAAAAGATCAAGCCAATACTGCAGGTGATGACAGTCAAACTTTTATCGTAAAATATGCCTCGCCATTTTTTGGATATACTCCATTCGAATTCATGGGCAAAAATGACGGTACTAAATCTACCATCGACGGTTTCAACGACACACAAAAATCATACGGCATGTGGTTTGTTCCACCAGACGTTGGCGTCAACGTACTGGTATTATTTGTCAACGGAGATCCAGCAGCTGGCTATTGGTTTGCCTGTGTGCCTGGTGTGAATATAAACCATATGGTGCCTGCTATCGCCGCTAGCACAGTGAACAGTCTAGATGCTGAAGATAAAAAAAGATATGGTAATACTAAACTGCCTTTGCCTGTGGCTGAAGTTAACAAACGTATCAATGGTGAGACACAAGAAATTGATCCAGAAAAATACCCTAGAGTGGTTCACCCCATAGCAGACAGATTTCTTGAACAAGGACTACTCGAAGATGATGTAAGAGGATTTAACACAAGCTCGCCGAGACGTGAAGCTCCTAGTATGGTGTTTGGTATCAGCACTCCTGGCCCTCTTGATCGAAGAGAAAGTGCTAAAAAACAACAGATAGGAAAGTCTGACAGCGTGGCCACTGTGCCTGTGAGTAGACTAGGCGGCACACAGTTAGTCATGGACGACGGCAATGACAGATATCATAGAGAAAAATCTGCTGCAGAAGGTCCGGTAAAATATATCGACCTATTAGATCCTGCTAATCAGAAAAAAGGCAATACCGGAAGTGCTACTATTCCTGCCAGTGAATACTTTAGAGTAAGAACTAGAACTGGCCACCAGATATTGATGCACAATTCAGAAGATTTGATCTATATTGCTAATGCTCGTGGTACTGCATGGATAGAGTTGACCAGCAATGGAAAAATAGATATCTATGCCGAAGACAGCATCAGTATTCATACAGAAAACGATTTAAACGTTCGAGCTGATAGAGACATCAACTTTGAATGTGGTCGCAATATGAATTTCAGAACAGAAACTGGCAAATGGCATGCTGAGATTGCAACAGACATGGAATTTTTAATCAACAATGATTCCAAGCTCACCGTGGGAAATAATCTTGATATCCTAGTCGGGTCTAAAGCAAAAATTTCGGCCAACAACGATCTGGATATTGCCACGGATACTGAACTTAAAATTTCTGCTACAGGCGATCTCAGCGTCGGATCTGGTTCAGAAGTTAAGATTAACGGAACCAAGATTAATCTTAACGGACCCAATAATGCTGAAACTGCGGTGGCGGCGGATTTTGTAAAACCCTACGATCTCAGAGACAATCTAGCTACTAGCACAACTGCAGGCTGGGACAAACGATATCAAGCAGGCATAGTAAAAAGCTTCATGAAACGAATTCCCATGCATGAACCTTGGGCTCTGCATGAACATCGAGCTCCAGACTTACTAACACCAGATAAAACAGATAGGAATACTTAATCATGGCCACAAGACTATACAATCAAAAAACAGCAGCTGAACGGTCTGCTACTGTCACACAGAATCAAGGACAGTTTACCTACAAAGGATTCAGTTCTAAAGAAGCCAACAAGAATTTCAAACTCTATGACATTAATCTTGTCAAGCAGGATTTGATCAATCACTTTTACATTCGCAAAGGTGAAAAGTTAGAAAACCCCGAATTCGGCACAGTAATCTGGGACATGATATTTGAACCATTTACTCCAGATGTCAAAGAAATAATTGCCAAAGATGTAGAAGCTATCATAAACTATGATCCGAGATTCACAGTGACTGAAATTCAAATCGACAGCACGGATCAAGGCATGCGTATCCAAGCAGATTTGGTGTATATTCCGTTCAACATTACAGAACGTATGACCATGAATTTTGACAAGAACAATTCTATAATTAACTAAGCAGTTTATTTTTAAGGGTAAATATTGGTATGACCACAACCAGCAGACAAAACAACCTGATTCTAAATCAAGATTGGACCAGGATTTATCAGACATTCAAAAACGCTGATTTCCGCAGCTACGACTTTGAAAATCTGCGCAGGGTTATCATTACCTATCTACGTGAAAATTATCCAGAAGATTTCAATGATTATATTGAATCCTCAGAATACATGGCCTTGATAGATGCAGTAGCATTTCTAGGTCAGAGCCTAGCGTTTCGTATAGATCTTGCCAGTCGTGAAAATTTTATTGAACTAGCCGAGACCAAAGAAAGTGTACTGCGTATAGCTCGCATGCTTAGTTATAATGCTAAACGTACGGTAGCAGCCAGCGGCCTATTGAAGTTCACAACTATCACCACCACTGATTCTATTATAGACAGTAATGGAAAAAATCTAGCACAACAGTTAATAACCTGGAACGATCCTACCAACACTAACTGGCTAGAACAGTTTTTAACTGTGTTAAATTCTGCTATGGCAGACAACACAGAATTTGGTCGCAGTCAAGGATCTGCTATTATTCAAGGCATTCCTACAGAACAGTATAGATTCCGAACATTCAGTACAGATGTACCTCTGTTTTCATTTACCAAGACAGTAGCCAGCAGAAGCGTGAGTTTTGAAATAGTCAGCACAGCATTTAAAAACAGCGAAAATATCTATGAAGAGCCGCCTGTGCCCGGCAACCAAATGGGATTTGTTTATAGAAACGACGGATCTGGACCAGGCAGTGCTAACACAGGATTCTTTGTGCAGTTCAAACAAGGCACACTAGAACTAGCAGATTTCACTGTGGAAGTTCCTACTACCAATGAAAAAATCGCTGTGGATGCAGGCAATATTAACAATGATGATGTGTGGTTGTTCTCCTTAAACTCTCAAGGCGCACAGCTTGAAGAATGGACCAAAGTATCATCTTTGGTAGGCAACAACATTGCCTACAACAGTGTTACACAAGACATACGCAACATCTATGCTATCAACACCAAAGAAAATGACAACATAGATCTTGTGTTTGCAGACGGAATCTACGGAAATCTGCCTCAAGGGTCTTTCAGAGTATTTTACAGAACCAGCAATGGACTTTCTTACACCATATACCCTAATGAGTTAAGGGGCATTAATATTTCTGTGCTTTATAAAAATAAAAACAATGTCGAGCACACACTAACCATAGGCCTGGCTCTGCAGAGCACTGTGGCTAATTCAGCAGCTTCCGAAGATATAGATAATATTCGTGCTAATGCTCCAGCAGTGTACTATACTCAAAATAGAATGATCACTGCAGAAGACTATAATCTTGCACCATTGCTGGGATCACAAAATATTGTAAAAATTAAAGCAGTGAATAGAACATCCAGTGGCATCAGCAGAAATTTTGATGTTATAGATGCCACAGGAAAATACAGCAGCATCAATGTGTTCGGTAATGACGGATATATCTATAAACAAGAAGACGAATCCGGGCTGTCATTTAAATTTACCAGCAGAATAGATATTATTAATTTTATTAGACGCAGTGTAGAACCAGTATTCACAGATGATGAAGTTTATAATTTTTATTTCACAAAGTTTGATAAAATACTGTTTACAGACATTAACACTGTGTGGCAATCCATAACTACATCTACCAGCACAGGTTATTTTAAAAATGTGGTAGATAATTCTCAGCTCAAAGTTGGTTCATATTCTACCAGCAATTTAAAATATGTGTTATCAAATGCAGCTGTGAAATTTATTCCTCCTGCCGGATACAGATTTAAAAAAGGAAAACTAGTTGTAATAAATGTCAACGATGCTGATCAAACAGAATATATATGGACAAAAATTGTTAAGATCACAGGAGACGGCACTTATGTTAAAGGTCTAGGTCCTATAACACTTGGCGATTTAGTTCCTACAGGAGCCATAGCCCAGCGCATAGTTCCTAGATTTGTCAGCGACCTTCCTAATGCACTAGAAACTGAAATTGTTAATCAGGTGTTTGATAATCAGAATTTTGGACTGAGATATGAAGTCACTGAATCTCAATGGAAACTAATTACAACCAGTAATTTAAATCTAGTTAATGATTTTACTCTAGGCAAAGCCGGAGACACCACCAATACCAATGTAGATAGTTCTTGGATTTTGGCATTTGTTAAACAACCCGACAGTTACATTGTAAGAGTGAGAAAACAGTCGTATATTTTCGGCAGTATCCAGCAGAATAGATTTTATTTTGACAGCAATGAAAAACAGTACAATGATCAAGTAGGCGCTGTGGTCAAAGATCAGGTAACGGTGCTGGGAATCAATTCGTCAAAAGATTTTATTACGCAACTGAAGCAAGATGTGCCGTTTGAAGTTAGTGATACCATAAAATTTGATGACGGCTACGAAAGCACTAATGAGATAAAATTAAGTTTTAGAGATTCAAATGATGACGGAGTCATAGATAATCCAGATTCATTTGAAAATATTGTAGGCCCAGACCAAGATTTGAATTTCTTGTTCTTTCAATCGTCTAATGACAATTACGGAACTAAAATAAAAACTTTGCTGGATAATTCTTCTGATCTGATACTAATAAGACAAAAAGAAGCAGGTATAGACTTCACTGATACGGTGACCTATCCTGATCAACAGTTGATTTATTTCTACGACATAGATGAAAACGTAGTCAAGAGAGTGAATCGCACTACCAACACCTTGGACATAGTTAATGAATATTCGGCAGCAGTTGGTCGAAGAAATTTAAAATTTCAATACATCCATAATGCCAGCGTAGACAGAAGAATAGATCCGTCGACCAGCAATATTATTGACATATATCTATTGATAAGAAGCTATGATGAAAGCTATAGGTTATATCTTGCCGGGGGCACTGATATAGAACCAGTAGCTCCGACCAGCGATTCATTGAGAACCAACTTTGGCACAGCACTGACATCGATAAAAAGCATTAGCGACGATATCATATATCATCCTGTGAAATATAAAGTACTGTTTGGCACCAAAGCTGATGCTAAACTGCAGGCAGTGTTTAAGATTGTAAAAAATCAAAATCGTTCGATCAACGACAACGATCTCAAAGTTAGAGTAATCACTGCTATCAATGACTTCTTTGATATCAATAACTGGGACTTCGGTGATAGATTTTATATGGGAGAATTGACCACATATATATTGAATACTGTGTCTCCGGATCTTGCTAACATTGTGATTGTACCTAAACAGTCTAATCAAGCGTTCGGCAGTCTTTTTGAAATACAAAGTAGATCTGATGAAATACTAATCAGTGCAGCCACAGTGGATGACGTAGAAATCGTTTCCGCTATTACCGCATCCGAGATAGGTGCTAGTACCAATTCTATAGTATCAACAACTTATTAATATGGCCGATAAATTTCCTAATAGTCAACTACCTATACGCAGATCAGTAGAACTGCTACCAATAATTTTTCAAACTCCTGCCAATGATAAATTTTTATCTGCGGTCGTTGATCCGCTAATACAGCCGGGGGTGTTAGATAAAGTTGTGGGTTACATTGGTCGTAGATATGATAAAACCTATAACGGCAAAGATGTATATGTCGACACTGATGCTACTCTGCGCAGTCGTTATCAACTAGAGCCTGGTGTAATATTTAAAAATCACGACAAGATAGAAAATTTCTATGATTATCTTGATGTAAAAAATCAACTGAAATTTTTTGGAAACTCTATAGAAAGAGATGACAAGATAACCAGCCAAACCCACTATACCTGGAATCCTCCCATAGACTGGGACAAGTTTATAAACTATAGAGAATATTATTGGGAGCCGTTGGGTCCACGTAGTATTAATGTCACAGGCCAGAGTGCTGGTATCAACAGTACCTATAAGGTAGTATTGGGTACAACTAAAAATTCATTTGTGTTCACTCCAGATGCGTATACTAATAATCCTACTTTGACTCTATATCGAGGCCAGACTTACAAATTTAGAGTGAATACACCTGGTGAAGGGTTTTCTATACGTACTAATTTTGACACAGGATCCCTGTTATTTCAGCCCAGCAGAAGTTATGCACAGAACAGTCTTGTGGTATACGATTCAAAATTATGGAGAGCTGTTCGAGATGTTACCAGCCTCGATACTAGTTCAATCACATTAGACAGCGAAGATTGGCAATATATAGAACCGGCTGCTGAAGGTTCTGCATTAGATTATAACAAAGGAATCGTGAACAATGGTATCGAAAATGGTATCCTGACCTTTGTGGTGCCTTATGATGCTCCAGATACACTGTATTACCAAAGCAAGGTAACTCCGGATGCATTTGGTAGATTCATTATTGCAGACATTGAAGAAAATACTTTTATTAATGTTGATATAGAAATCATCGGTAAAACTACTTATAACAGTGGTAACGGCATTGAATTCAGCAACGGCATGATTGTAGAATTCTCAGGAAATGTAACACCGGCCAAATATGCCAAAGACACATGGTTGGTAGAAGGAGTTGGTACAGCTATAACTCTAACTAGGTTCGGTGATCTAGTGGTGCCTATTCTTAGCGCAGATGTGCCTGAAGTATTGTTTGATAACGAAGGATTTGATACACAACCTTTTGATGATGCAACAGAATATGCTGCGTTTAAAGATTATATAACTATAGCCAGAGACAGTGCAGATAATAATCCCTGGAGTAGATACAATCGTTGGTTCCACAGAACTGTGTTAGAAAAAGCCTACAGACTACGAGGCCAAGATTTTCCAGCGAACGAAACAGCCAGAGCCAAGCGTCCTATTATCGAATTTAAAGCTGGCCTGCAATTATACAATCACGGATCAATAGCCAAGCAGACTGTTGATTACATTGATACATCAACCACTGATGTGTTTTCAACTATCGAAGGTTCTAGAGGCTATAACATTGACGGAGAATTTTTATTTGAGGGTGCAAGAATTCTAGTAGTTGCTGACAACGATAAATTAGCCAATAATAAAATTTATACAGTTGAATTTATCACTCACAATAATAGTGAACAGATACATCTTAGAGACAGTGAAGATTCAGAATCAATACTTGGACAATGTGTGACTGTGAGACGAGGTACGATAAACAAAGGTCAAATGTTTCATTACACAGGCACAGATTGGGTCTCTAGCCAGCCTAAAACAGCTGTAAATCAAGCACCGCTATTTGATGTATATGATGCTGATGAAATCAGTTTCGGAAATTCTGAGACCTATGCAGATACAGAGTTTCGTGGTTCAAAAATATTCAGTTATAAACCAGGCAATGGTAGAATAGACAAAGAACTGGGGTTCCAACTAAGTTATCTCAATATAGACAACATAGGTGACATAGAATTTAATTGGAACTGGGATACAGAAGCGTTTCGGTATAATATCGATAACAAGCCAACAAATAAAAAAATATCCACAGGGTTTTATAAACTAGGTGCTGCTGGATATGCCAACGGATGGGAAAAACTCAACACCAAATATGTGCAACCTATCATAGATAATTTAGTTCTAGTGAGAGCCACAGATACATTAACTTTTAACACAGTGCAGTGGGAAAGTTTAATTTCTGAGCCAGAAATAAATTTTTATGTCAATGGTATAAAATATCTCGGTACTTGGACTAGAAAATTAGGTACATTTGTGTTTGGTCAACAATTTGTTGAAAACGATGTTATTGTGATAAAAATTATTACAGATTTAGAACCAGACCAAGGTTATTATGAAATGCCTGTGGGACTAGAAAAAAATCCCTTTAACACACCTATTGAATCATTTACTCTAGGACAAGCGGTTGATCATATAGCCAGCGCCGTGGAATGGAATGACGAATTTACAGGAAAATTACCCGGAGTCAGTAATCTAAGAGATATTGAAAATTACAGACTGTCAGCCAAGAGATTTTTGAAACACAGTGGTATTACGCCGTTGGCGATAACAACACTCTGTGACAAAACTCATAATATAATCAAAGCGATTCAATACGCTAAAAAAGAGTACACTGATTTTAAAAATAATTTCTTACAGAGAGCCACAGAGATTGATTATAATAACAACGTGGTTGATTTTGTTGACGATATAATAAACAGTCTTACTGCTGTGAAGACAGCACAAAATGCTTTTGCTGACTCAGACATGATAGGAGTAGGAGCCTATACCGCATTGCAGGTTGTGGTAGAAGATACCGGAATCACTACATTTTCTTTATCAGAAAAATTCGATCTCAATACACCCAGCAGCCGAGCTGTGTATGTGTATAAGAACGGAACGCAGTTATTAAATGGTATTGACTATGAGTTTAGCTCTACATTTAGTTTTGTCAGATTATTAATTACACTGCAATTGGGTGACACGATTGAGATTCGAGAATATCTCAGCACTTCTACTAACCATATTCCGCCTACACCTACATCTATGGGGTTGTATAAGAAATATACCCCAGCTAAATTTCTCGACGACACATACCAAGAGCCACGATATGTTATACAAGGCCACGATGGTAGTATTACCTCGGCTTATAATGATTTTAGAGATGACCTATTACTTGAACTTGAGTTTAGGATTTACAATAATATCAAGGAGGAATATGACCCAGCGATTTTTGACATAGACCAGATATTATCGGGATATTATGGCATAGGCGAATATTCTAAATCTCAGCTAGACAGCATAGTGGTGCAAGATTTTCTTAAATGGATTCAAAACACCAATATTAATTATACCTTGAATGAATATTTTGACAGTGAAAATTCATTCACCTATACCTACAGTAACATGACCGATCCTACCAAGACCAAGAATATTCCCGGCTGGTGGAGAGGGGTATACCAACATTTTTATGATACAGATCGACCACATAGATGTCCTTGGGAAATGTTGGGATTCAGCCAACGACCTGATTGGTGGCAAGAAGAATACGGTGCTGCTCCCTATACCAGCAATAACCTAGTTCTTTGGGAAGATCTCGAAAATGGTATTATTCGCCAGGGATCTCGAGCAGGTAGACATGACAGATATAAACGTCCAGGCCTATCCACACATATTCCCGTCGATGGAGACGGAAAACTACTGAGTCCCTTGGATTCTAATCTAGCACAGAATTTTTCATTGATTAATAATCGTGGACCATTTGTATTAGGAGATGTGAGTCCGGTAGAATACGCATGGAGATCTAGTTCAGAATGGCCCTATGCTGTAATCACTGCCATGTGCTTGATGAAACCATTCGAGTATATTCCTGATAATTTTGATAGATCAAGAATTACAAAAAACAAATTAGATCAATATGTAAATTCCGCCACAGGTCTTTTTGTAACAATTTCTGATATTGCTCCTCATGTCGCAGATTCCACAGCCGTGGGATTAGTGAAATACTTGATCAGCTACACAAAATCTCAAGGACTAGATAAAGACAGTTTACAAACTAAAATAGAAAAATTAGATGTAGCTCTTAGTTTTAGAATGAGTGGATTTGTAGATCAACAACAACAGAAATTTCTATTAGATTCTAAAAATCCCTCGGCTACTACTTCAAGTATATTTGTGCCTGCAGAAAACTATGATATTATATTCAATGTCAGCAGTCCTGTGACCACAGTGGCATATAGTGGAGTAAGATTAGAAAAAACTTCCGGCGGGTGGATAGTTGCGGGCTACGATGATATCCATCCCTACTTCAATTATCACCAGGCTCAGGCCAGCAGTAAAGATCCAATAATCTCTGTAGGCGGAGTTAGCGAAGCATTCACAGATTGGATAGAAGATAAAAATTACAACAACGGTACTTTAGTTCGATATCAAAGTAATTTTTATCGTGCGTTAAAAACCCATCGTAGCAGCGGAGATTTTGATCGTAGCCAATGGCAGAAACTCAGCGATATTCCTAAGATAGGTGCTATCGAAGCACAGCGTAGACGGGTATTTAACACCATCTCTGTGAGACAGATCAGCTATGGCACATTGCTGACCAGCATACAAGAAGTAGTAGATCTCTTACTAGGATATGAAAGCTATCTGAAAACTCAGGGAATTATATTTGATAATTATGATCCTCAAAATGCTACTAGCCAAGATTGGCTCAGTGCTGCCAAAGAATTTATGTTCTGGACCAAACACAATTGGGAATCCGGAGCCATTATTGCTCTAAGCCCCTCTGCACAAAAATTAGAGATTTCGATTCCTGTGGGCACTCCTGATAATCTACTAGATGGGTTCTATGATTATCAAATTCTCAAAGGAGATGGAACAGCACTGGCTCCACGATTTATAAATGTTAATAGAAGTTTTCAAAATCTAACTATAGAAACTACCAATACTACTGATGGAATCTACTATGCTAGATTACACTATGTGATCAAAGAGCATGTCACTGTGTTTGATGATCGCACGGTATTCAACGACATCATCTACGACAAGTCTACTGGATATCGACAAGGTCGTATTAAAATGCAGGCCTTCCGTACAGTGGATTGGGACGGTGACTACACCAGTCCCGGATTTGTATTTGATAATGTTGATATACAGACATGGCAGCCTTTCAAGGATTACAAACTAGGAGACATTGTATCCTATAAATCTTATAATTGGACTAGCCTTGTAAATCAACTAGGCACAGAAACATTTAATGATGCTAACTGGTCGAAACTAGATTCAAAACCAGTTAAACAGTTAGTGTCAAATTTTGATTATAAGATTAAACAGTTCAGCGATTATTTTGAAACTTCTTCACAGGGACTAGATCAAAGTCAACGAGATCTAGCCAGACATGTGATAGGATATCAACAACGAGATTATCTGCAAAATCTTGCAGAAGATTCTGTGAGTCAATATCAGTTGTATCAGGGATTTATCAGAGAAAAAGGCACCGCGAACAGCGTGACTAAAATTTTCAATAAGCTCAGTAGATCAGGATCCGATAGTGTGGTACTCAATGAGGAGTGGGCCTTTAGGTTGGGTCAGGTCGGAGGTGTTGATCAATTTTCAGAAACTGAAATACAACTAGAAAAGAATAGATTCAAGTTGAATCCTCAGCTGCATTTAGTTACCAGCAGCGAAACTCCTAACGCCTTAGATCAATATTATAGACTTACAGCCAACGATTTTACAATTGCTTCAATTCCGTATACTGTAGATATTTTGCCTACCACTCTAGACCTAGAACCTGAATTCACTGCTTGTTATGTTAGTTCGGGGCAATACCAACATGTGATAGCTAGATTAGATCAATTGACTACGTTGGACATAACCACAGTTAACGAAAACGATCACATCTGGGTAACATTTTATCAAGACTCGTGGCAAGTTTTAAGAGTAAATGAATCTCCGCTGTTGTATGTCACTGACGCAGTGCGTGTAGATGATACCACAGTTACACTAACATTGAACAGACCACATTCGGTTATAGTTGATGATTATGTTGGGTTCCGTGAAATAGTCAATCTCAGCGGATTCTTTAAAGTTATCGCAGTAACCAACACCACTATAACAGTTGAGGTCAGTGCAGACATCAACGATCCTGAATTAGATTCTAGCACCACTGTTAATATACAATTGTTAACCACAGCAAGATTCGCAGAGTATGCAGCTGTTGATCAACATCCGGCCGCACTGTTAAAAAATAACTCAACAGTATTTGTAGATAATAACGGTGATGATCAGTGGGAAGTTGTTCAGAAAAATAAATTATATACAGCAAAAACCATAGCAGATTTTGGTACTTCGACACCGTTGCTTGCAGGATCTAAAGTTGTTTATGATAACATCAACAAACATGTGATCAGCAGCATACCAGGTTCGGGATTTGTAAATGTCTATGTAGAAACAGATACAGGGCTTTCATTAAAACAGATCATAGCACCTCCTATCGGATTCTTCGATATAGCTGTGGGCTCGTTTGGCGAAAAAATGGCAGTGAGTCCAGACGGAAAATATCTGGTTATTGGAGCTCCCACAGCCAGTGGTGTGATCAATCGATACATGGGCGACTGGCAGACCGAAGTGGCTTATGAACAAGATGACATTGTGCTTTATGGCGGCAGACTGTATAGAGCACTAAACGCCAATGGAAACTTTGTAGGTCTAGGTGATGGCAGCACCCAGATAGCCATAAATTCTGATGATTGGGTTCCACACACCACAGTTGTTCCTGCTGAAACATCAGCACGTAATACAGGATATTATCAACAAGGCATGGTTGCTGTGTACGAATTTGTCAGCGGAAGATATATCAATACCACAGCATTTGTAAGCCCTCGGCCTACGGATAACGAAAAATTTGGATCAGAAATTACCATTGGTGTGAACGGAAATGAATATTATCTAGCAGTATCTGCTATAGGTTCTTATAATAACACAGGTCGAGTGTATCTTATCAAGTACACCGGAACTGAATGGACACATATGGAAAACCCCTTGTACAAGGGCATCTATAATCTCCTTGATTCGTACAAGCAAGGTGAAATAGTATGGCAAGCATCTCAAGATCCTATTGGTGAACAGGTTCGTGGTAATCTATGGCAGAGTCTAGACGGGTCAACATCAGATGGTAGCACACTTACACTAGATTCACAGAACTGGTTAAAAGTCAGTGACATTTCCACACACTGTTCTTTGCCCACAAATATTTCTGTTGAAGATGATGGCTCTACTCTAGAGTTCACCACCACTGGGCTGTTAACAGATACGCAAAAAGCAGAACTGGTCAAGCAGGGAGATCAATTTGGCTTCTCCATGACTATGAGTAAAGATGGTAGCATTTTAGTCATAGGCGCACCTAACAGCGATGGAGCTTACTTTGCAAATTATAGAGGACTATGGCGAGCTGATGTAGAATACGTCGAAGGTGAAACAGTTAGACATCGCGGCTCACCAAGTGAGGCATACCAGTATTACCAATTAGGTGATGTAGGCCTAGGTCCAGATAGCACGTATCGTAGTTATAATGAAGACCCGTCCGGTAGCTCAAGTTGGCAACAGGTAGGGGACAGCACTTCAACCCCCAGCGGTAAGGTGTTTGTTTATAAGAAAACCTCGTATGATTCTTACGAACTAACTCAGATGATAAATGCAGGATCGTTGTCGTCATTTACTGATATAGATTCCGGATTAGTTATCAGCACAGGTGACCAATTTGGTTTCAGCATGGATATGGATGCCAACGGCACAACGTTAGCCGTTGCCTGTCCTAGAGCAGATGTGAACTATCAAGATCAAGGTGCGGTATATGTTTTAGAATTAGATCAACCAGCTACTGAATTCCGTGTCAAACAGCGTTTGCAGAGTTATGAAATCTACACCAATGAATATTTTGGTTTTGCTGTATCAGTGAGCCCAGACAGTGCAAAAATAGCTGTAGGCGCTAGAAACACAAAAACTCCATTTCCTATAAACTTTGATCTGTTAGAAGGCACCACATTTGATAACAGCAGAACAAGATTCTATGTAGAACAAGGATTTACTGGTGGAGTTTATGTATTCGATAAAAAAGATCAGATATTCTTCCTCACAGAAAAATTAGACAGTGATCTGCAAGCAGACGAATCATTTGGTCACAGCATAGACTGTATCGGCACAAAACTATTAGTGGGATCTCCTTACTATAAAAATACAGTTACTAATACCTATCAAGGTATAGTACGTCTATTCACAGCAAACACCACAGACGCAAGCTGGACCACATTAACTAATCAGCAGCCATTGATTGATCTGAGAAAGATCAAAAAAATTGAACTCTATGATAATGTCAAAAATGTAAAAATACAAGACGTAGATTATATTGATGCTGCGAGAGGAAAAGTACTAAACATAGCTGAACAAGAAATAAAATATAAAACTCCTTATGATCCTGCAGTTTACTCCGTAGGCACAACAGCAGTGGTAGTGGATCCTACCATTAATTGGCTGGAGAAAAATGTAGGAAAATTATGGTGGAATACAGGTACAGCCAAATTTCAATATGCAGAACAGAAAGATTCTGCATATAGAATAGGAAACTGGAATCAACTGGTTCAAGGCGCCAGCATCGATGTCTATGAGTGGATAGAAACTGTGCTGTTGCCTAGCGAATGGGCAGCTCTAGCAGATACCAATGAAGGGTTAACTCAAGGTATCAGTGGTCAGCCGTTGTATCCCAACGATGATGTGTATAGTGTGAAATTTTTCTTTAGTGCTACTACTGGACAAGTTTCAGAAACACGATATTATTACTGGGTTCGAAGCAAGGCTGTGACACCGTCTAATATGCCAGATCGCACAAGATCAGCAGCAGAAGTAGCTGATTTGATTACGAATCCCACCGGAACCGGTATTGCATTTATGGCATTTTTACAATCAGACAAATTCTTAAGTTATAATTTTAAATCGGTTATACAGTCTGATACTGCTTTGATAAATCTACAAATTAGAAAAAATTTAGAATCTCAGATTCCTGTACACAACGAATATCAATTGCTTACAGAAGGTGTAGCTGATAGTTTGCCTTCTGCTAAATTAGAAAACAAATGGCTTGACAGTCTTGTGGGTTCAGACATCGCTGGTAATAGGATTCCGGATATATTTTTGCCAGCTAAACTAAAATACGGAATCGCATATAGACCTCGACAATCTATGTTTGTTGATAGAATTCTAGCACTTAAGATTGTTATAGAATATATCAATAATATTTTACAAAAAGAAACATTTGCAGAAACCATAGATTTTACCAATCTTAACAGCGTAGACATTGTTCCTAGTTCTGCCTTAAATCTCTACGATGTGGCAGTAGACACTGAAATTGATCTGCAGACAGTAGGAACAATTAATACTAAACGTGCGATATTACAAGGCAATCTCATAAATGGTGAATTAGACACCATAGATATTGTAGATCCGGGATATGGTTACAAACCTAAAGAATTATTTGATCAAGAGCAAAGTGGAATTTATATTGGTCCTCCGATTACTATATCTGGCGACGGAATCAATGCCACCGCAGTGTGCCACATAGATGGTCAGGGTAGAATAATAGCTGTGATAGTAACTAATCGTGGTAAAAAATATAGTACTATCAGCGTTCAAGTTAGATATTTTTCTGTGTTAGTAAACAACGATGCTACTTTAAATAATTTCTGGAGCATATATTCCTGGGACGATTCACGTAAAGTATATTTCCGCAGTCAATCACAGTCGTTTGACACCACCAAGTATTGGAGTAAAGTAGATTGGACACGTCCAGGCTACGACTCTAACGTTCGAATAATTAAAGAATTTAATAATATTTACGATGTAGTGGATGGTCAAGTTGATGTCGGCGATGTTATACGGGTCAAAGAATACGCTGCTGGCGGTTGGGCAGTGTTTGAAAAACTCTCAGATATCGGCGAATCATTTTTAGATAGATATATATTGATCGGAAGACAGAACGGAACTATACAATTAAGTTCGTCATCATACGATACTGGTACACTTGGAGTAGGATTTGATAACACCCAGGCCTTTGACACTACCACATATGACATTGAAAATTCTCGAGAACTGAGAAATATTTTTGCAGCAATTAAACAAAATATATTCATAGGTGACTATGCTGTGGAATGGAATAAATTATTCTTTGCATCAGTACGACATGTACTCAGCGAACAGCAGTATGTAGATTGGGTATTTAAAACTAGTTTTCTAAATGCCACTCATAACATTGGACCATTAGCAAGCCCACCAAATTACAAAAACGATAATTTATCAAGCTATCAAGATTATATTAACGAAGTCAAGCCATTTAGAACCACAGTACGAGAGTATATCAGTCGATATGACCAACCCGAATCATACTCTTCAGCAGTGGCTGATTTTGATTTGCCACCAGCATATTCGATCTTTGATGGCCGTGCAAATCCTGTTACTACATCTTCTGCAGAAATATCTCAATATCCGTGGAAATGGTGGGCAGATAATAATGCATATGCTGTGACTTCAATAGAAGTATATCAACCGGGTACGGGCTATACCACTCCTCCTAAGGTATTAATTACAGGCAACGGAACCGGAGCCACAGCCAAGGCATATATTTCTAATGGTAAAGTTTCGAGTATACAGGTACTAACTCAAGGATCGGGATACACCTCAGCTCCTGCAGTGACATTGGTAGGTGGAAATCCTTCGACTTCTGCTCAATCTAAGGCTGTGGCTATAATAGGAAATCCTCAAGTTCGAACATTTGATGTATCGGTAAAATTTGATAGAATTTCTACCAGCGGTATTTACAATACGTTTTCACAGACGCAGACATTTATTGCTACTGGAAACAGTGCTGTGTTCTTGTTGAATTACGCACCGACTAATGACAAAAGTAAAATCAAAATAACTCGAAAATCAGCAGCGACTAAAAAAACACAGGTAGTGTTAGCCAGTGAATACGTGATAAATCTATATTACCAAGCCAATGGTAGTTATTCTTTACTACGAGGAAAATTGGTGTTTAATGTTGCTCCACCCAAGGATGATGAAATCAGTGTGATCTATGACAAAAATATCCTGTTATTGGATGCAGTGAATAGAATTAATCGATCATATACTCCTAGTGAAGGTATGATAGGCAAAGAACTTAATCAACTAATGACTGGTATTGATTTTGGTGGAGTCAAGATACAAGGCACCACCTTTGATGTAACTGGAGGTTGGGATGCACTACCTTGGTTCACAGACAATTGGGATTCGGTAGAAACCAGCTCAGATTATTATCATATCTGTGATGGCAGCACAGGAACAATTACATTACCATATGTTCCAACATTGGGTCAAAAAATTAACATTTATATCAAACGCAAAGATACCAGTATTACTGTGCGTGTTGACGATGAGAATTATTCTTCTGCACAAGATTCCAGTACAGGAATAAATCCAACAGCAGAAATGCCAACATTTATCGGAGACGGAGTAAATGCAATTGTAGAGATAGGACCATACCTAAATACCATAGACGGTGATATATTGATTTTCCGTCCTATAGAAAGCGACGGATCCGTAACCATAACGGATAATAATATTTTAGATACTAATCTAAGTGGAGGCTCGCTGTCATCGATCAGCGGTGCCTACATCACAGCCACAGGCACTACCTCAGAAGAAATATCAATCGTAGGTGGTAAATTTATAGATCCTACCATGGTGGCAGCACCTGAAGAAAATGTTCCAGGCCAAGTCATCGAAAGTATTTCAATCAAAGTATACAACAATACAGTATCTGGAGCAGCACCATTACAATCTAATGTAATAATTTCCAACGGAATTGACAAACAATTTCCTATAGGTCAACCAGTGTTAGAAAATCAGTCAGTGTTTGTGTATGTAGATAACACACCGAGAATCTTAGACACAGATTATACCATCGACTCTCAAACTAACACTGTGAATTTTGTTGCAGCACCAATGGTTGATAAACTAATAGAAATACTCAGTATAGGAATCGGCGGCCTTGGTATCTTAGATTATCAAAGCTATATTGCAGATGGAGCCACCGGATTATTTTTAACTAATGCCAATTACGATAGTACCAGTAATGTGTTTGTCAGTGTCAACGGTAGTCAAGTTGATGTTGAATTCCGTAACAGCACAGATGTAATTGATGCAGTGGGAAAAACTTTAGTAGAGTTTGGAACCATCCCACAGGTAGGCGATATAGTTAAGATTGTATGTTTAGAATCAGCAGCCGACGTTGACAGTTCGGGCATTGCCTTAATACAGGTCAATACACAAACTTTTTATTATGAAGGCAGCACAAGGAATTTTGACCTTGATGGTTTCAGTGAACTAACTCGCGGAGCAGCGATTGGCTCTGTATTAGTGGAAGCTAATGGTCAATTATTAAAAGGGCCTGACACTGAATACGCTGTCTATGACGGCACTAATAATGTATTTGCTCTAGGCATAGATCCGATCGAACCCGGCGGTAGCATATTACCAGCGAATCTCTTAGTTCTAATAAATGATCAACCGGCAACATTTATTGTAGATTATACATTAGATGGACCTGCCAAAGTGCTAACTATCGCTCCAGGAAAATTATCAATTGGCGATAATATCAAAATTCAAAATAATCTCAGAGCAGAATATACTGTACAAGGCAATAACATTATTATCGATTCTGGATTTGATTTTGGATTCCCGGGTGATTCTACTATTTCTGATTCAACCTATCCAGCAGTCAACGTCACTTGGTTTGGAGAATATCCTACGTTAGATATTATTCAAGATGAAAGCACCGGAGGCAAAGTGCAGTATCAATTGTCTAGACCGCCAATTTCTCTAAGTTATGTTTGGGTCTATAAGAATGGTATTCGTTTGAGACAAGACAAAGATTACTATGTAAGTTTGCCTAGGGCAGTGGTTTATCTCACTGTTGACACCGAGCTCACCGACAACATAAAAATTGTAAATTTCAGTAATAGTATATTCAAATTACCGTCAGCCTATGAAATACACAAAGACATGTTGAATGTTTATCACTACAACAGATTTTCAAAAGCTGAATGCAAGTTAGCTAGAGCATTGAATTACTATGACACCAGCATAGAAGTTAATGATGCTACAGAATTGACCCAACCCGTGACCAACAGAAACTTACCGGGTATTGTGTTTATTAATGGAGAACGTATCGAATATATGGCAAAGTCTGGAAACATTCTAAGTCAATTGCGCAGAGGCGCACAAGGAACATCTATTGCAGATACATATGCTCAAGGTACATCGGTGGTTGATGTAGGATACAGTGAAGTGATACCCTATAACGAAGTTCAGCAAAGAACTGATTTTACCAGCGATGGCAGTACATTGTTAATTGGACCTTTAGATTTTACTCCTTTAAAAGGAACAAGAAGCGGCACTTGGTACAGAGATACTATTCCAGAGGCCTATGGCCCTTGCGATGAAATAGAAGTATTTGCAGCTGGCCGCAGATTGAAAAAAGATCCACAGTCTGTTTATGTAGAAGCCAATGGTGCCGCGAGTCCTGCAGCAGATATTACTCAAGAAGCGGATTTCAGTGTAGACGGTGCAACTGCGCAAATACGACTTACCGCAGCCCTGCCAGCAGGTACTCGGGTTACGGTATTAAGGAGACAAGGAAGAACTTGGTATAATAGAGGCACAACCACAGCTGCAGACGGCGCCAGTTTGATAGACGCTGACACAGCCATAGCTAGATTCATTGTGGCAAAGACCACTTCTATACCTGAATAAATACATGATGGAACAAAAAGAGATCAAAAATGCCAAATAACCAAGATCAGCAAGCAAATACTCCCCAATCTCGCCCCAACGAAACAGGCGGATTTCATTTTGAGGGACATATAAAAATTCATGATCCCGAAACCAAAGAAGTTTTTGTGGACAAGCGTAATGCCATCCACTATGAAAATATGAGTGTGGCCATGGTTAATAGTCTAAGTAATCAAGGATATGGAACAGTGTATCAAATGATTTTTGGCACAGGCGGAACCACAGTAGATCCCACAGGACTTATCACTTATCTCACACCCAACACAGTTGGGGTAAATTCCAGTTTATATAATCAGACATATCAAAAAGTAGTGGATCAAAATGCCATTGAAAATCAAGATCCTGTTAGAAACAAAATGGAGATTCGGCATATCAGTGGTGCCACCTACAGCGATATTCTGATCAGTTGTTTGTTAGATTACGGTGAACCCTTGGATCAAGAAGCTTTTGATAACAGTGTGGATATGAATGGTGAATTTGTGTTTGACGAATTGGGATTGAAAAGCCTTGGGCCAGACACAACTGATGGGAAGTTATTGACGCATGTTATATTTCATCCAGTACAGAAAAGTTTAAACAGATTACTGCAAATCGACTACACCATCCGTGTGCAGAGTTTAACAGGATTTGCTGAGGTCTAATCATGCCATATATAGTCAATTTCACAGATAAAGAAAACAAAAGCCCAATTACAGTATTTGACAATACTTCTAGCACAGACACCAGTCTTAAATTTCCTGGTAGAAATGTCACTGGTTACGGACAGATCATAGCAGAAAACTTTTTAGGGCTGCTAGAAAATTTTGCATCTACCACACAACCTGTAAATCCCATAGAAGGTCAGTTATGGTATGACAGCACCAGCGGACAACAGACTCTAAAAATCTGGGACAATACAGCATGGAAAGCAGCATCGGGAATACAAAAAGGTGTTAGTGCTCCGGCGGTCGAAGACAGTAAAGTTGGTGAATTATGGGTAGACACTACTAATCAACAATTGCGTATTTTTACAGGCACACGATGGATTTTAGTTGGACCGGTCGAAAGCTCGGTGGGCGGTCTTAGATATGGCCCAGTCATAGAAAAAATATCTGATTCTGATAACGTAGATAGATTCATACTAGTGTTTTATATTGCTGATATTCCTGTGATTGTTTTTAGCAAAGATAGTTTTACTCCTAAGACCATTATCACTGGATTTAACACTATTAGATCAGGAATAAACATCAGTGCTCCTGCTACCTCTAGTGAAATTGCTAATTTTGTAGGAGGATTTTTACCTATACTTAATGGTACAGCTAAGAATGCTCAAGCATTATCAGTTGGCGGAGTAGAAGTGGCTGCAGGAAATTTTCTTAGAAAGGACACTGTTAATACCACTGATTATGAAATAAAAATAAAAAATAATAATGGTATTTCTATTGGTGTTGACGAAACATTTAGATTAACGTCGACAGAATCATCAAACAGTATATATAATTCTGCAGCAGGAAGTTCGATCGATTTGCAGACCAACAGAAACGGAATTCCTGCAACGATACTTCGAGTGATTGATAATAGAATAGGAATCAATCAAGAAAATCCTTTAGAAGCTCTAGATATTATTGGTAATTTTAAAACCACGGGCACCATAGTTTCCACAAATATCACAGCCAGCACCAATTTAAATAATGGTAGTATACAAACCCTCGGCGGCGCAGCTATTACTAAAAATTTAATTGTAGGAGACGGTATAGATGTAACCGGAATCTTACAGACCAATAACATACAACCAAAACTTACTAATACCTATGATTTAGGAACTGCCTTAAAAAGATTTAATAATATACGTGCTAAAACACTTATAGCAGATACTATACAAGGTGTTTTAGAAGGTAACATCAGTGGTAATGCTAACACTGCTACTTCTCTTAGTACAGTAACTAGTTTTCAACTAGCCGGCGATGTGATATCCCCGGCTGTGCCTTTTGACGGACAGGTGGGTAGTGCAACTAAAATTTTTAATGCAACGCTGACTGCTAACATAATTGCAGGTAAGAGTGAACCAAGTCCTAACCGAGGTAAAAAAGGAGATTTTGTATTAACATATAGACCCAGTGAAAGTACTTTGGCCAGTTCGGGATTATTGAAACAGACTAGAGAAGTGTTCATGGGAGATTTAGCTGTGCCAATCGGCGCCATATTACCCTATGCTGGAGCAACACCCCCAGACGGTTATTTATTGTGCGATGGGTCGGAAGTAGAACGATCAAAATTTTCAGATCTATTTGATATCGTTGGAGTTACCTTTAACGGAGCTGCTCCGTTGCTAGGTGTTGGAACTTTTAGATTACCCGATCTTAGAGGTAGATTTGCTCTAGGTAAAGATAACATGGACAACGCAGGAACAGTTCCTACGTCATTGGGTCCTTATGTAGATGCAGGCGGCGGCACAGTAGGTCGTGTACCAGACGTGCAGGCCACAATACTTGGTGGATCGGCCGGTCTTAGTTCAGTGGCATTGACATTGGCAAATCTACCAGAACACAGCCATTCTTTATCAACAGCCACGCAGGATTATTCTGCCGTGGCAGTAACAACTACCCTAGATCCTTTAGCCACATCCGGACTAGGACCTACAGCGCCTGGTCAAGCGCAGTATCTCAAGGACAGCGGCAATGTTAAAAAACCATCAGGTGTTACTCTTGGCACAGCAGTGGGGTTAATGAATCCCTTTTTAGCATTGAACTATATAATCAGATCCGGACCAGCGGCATTCTAACAGGTAAAATAATATGGCATATCAGATTAATAAAACAGACGGAACCATAGTAGCTACTGTTGCGGATGGTCAAATTGATGATCGATCAACAGACATTACCCTAATTGGAAAAAACTACAGTGGGTTTGGTGAAATATTCAATGAAAACTTAATTAAAATTTTAGAAAATTTTGCAGACTCTAATCAACCAACACACCCAATTAAAGGACAGATATGGTTCGACTCCAGCGAATCAAAATTGAAAGTATACAACGGTGTTAGTTTTGTTCCAGTTAGTTCTGCAACCATATCTAGTACACAACCTTCCACGTTAGCCATTGGTGATCTTTGGTATGACGATGTGGGAGAACAATTATTTTTCTTTGATGGCACTTCAGCAATATTACTAGCACCTGCTTACAGCAGCTCTCAGAGTCTAAGCGGACTTAGAGTAGATACTATATTAGATACTCTTAATCAAACCAGAGTTATTACCAGCTTATATAACAATGGCATATTATTAGGTATATTTGCTAAAGATAGTTTTACACCGAAGATAGCTATTATTGGTTATACAGGAAGCATCCAGCCTGGATTTAATGCAGGAACATTGGCCAATTTTAAAATACGTGCTACCTGTATCAACAGTGATAGTCTCGGCGGAGCCCCTGCTACTACATATGTTCGTACTGACACCCCTAATGCTATCAACGGACAATTGCAAATTACCATCGACGACGGAATTATAATTGGATCAGCAGGTCAGGGCCTTCTGTTTGTTAACAACGGAGATTTATTTTTAGCAAATTCCTCAACTAACAAAAATATCACATTGAGTGTTAACAGATTAGACACACAAGAAAATGCAGTGGTAGTAAACGCCAGTGCTCGGACCATTGGATTATATCCAACGATAGCTGCCAGTACAGTGAATTTGGGAGGTGATTTGGTAGTTGGTGGAAATCTCACAGTCGAAGGAACTACCACCACCCTTAATACTTCTATTTTTACAGTTGAAGATAAAAATATTATCATCGCCAACGTATCAGCTCCTACAAACGGCACAGCTGATGGAGCAGGAATTACGATCAAAGGCACCACTGATAAAACCATAGCCTATAGTAACAGCAGTAATTGGTTAGATATATCAGAAACACTGAATCTAGCTTCTGGCAAAGCTCTGTACATAGGCGGCACAAAAGTTATTGATGGAAACAGTCTAGGTTCAGCCATTACCAGTATTCCTGGAGTCAGCTCGTTTGGTACACAAAACGTAGTAAACGTTGGTCCAGGTGCACCAGCTGTTACACGTATGAGATTACAAAATAACAGAATTTCTACAGTATCATCTAACTTCGATGTTGAAATAGAACCAGATGGTACAGGTAACGTAGCATTGATAGGATCCCCGAGAATCACGGGCATGGCCGATCCTACGTCTGCTCAAGATGCTGCAACTAAAGAATATACAGATAACAGAATCGAATCAAGACCTTTGATTTTTAGTATTGATATATCTGATGGAAAATCAAACACTTATATAATTGCAAATATTTTAAATAATCTTGCTCCTGTGAGCGAGTATCGTGCAGGAACATACGCAAGAATACTATGCAGTTTGATTAATAACAACGCACAGTCTTTGGATATAAATGCGCTGCCTCCAGCACTATCGACTGCATCGTTCTTAACTAATCTAAGCGGCAGTACTAGTCTTGCTATTACAAACATAAGTTTTCCAACCGCTACTATCTCAGCGGCCAGTGTGTCAGTAACAAGAATTATCAAATTATTTCAAATAGTAGGGAGTGTATGGACCTGGCAATCAGATACAGTACTTCCACCATAATGAATCAGGAGCGGCATAAATGGCCTATGTAATTAACAAGTTCAGCGGACAGCAATTAGTGGTACTTGATGATGGTACCCTAGATACCACCACCAGTCTAGGTTTGGTAGGTAGAAATTATGTAGGCTATGGTGAAACACAAAATGAAAATTTTGTTTTTCTATTAGAAAATTTTGCCAACACAGCTCCCCCTTCAAGGCCGTTGGTAGGACAGATATGGTTTAACACCACTGACGACACAGCATATGCCTATGATGGTGCACAGTGGAATCCTATTGGTTCGGCTACCGTGAGTTCAGCAGCACCACCTAATACTAATGCTGGAGCACTTTGGTTAAAAACTCCCATCAACCAACTGTACACATACACTGGCTCAGAGTGGAGATTTATAGGACCCGAGGCTGTGGAGGGATTTGGATCCACCAGAGCTAGAGCTGGATCCTTAGACGACTCATCAGGCAATCCTCGTCCTGTGATTTTCCTAGAAACCAATGGTACTGTATTTGCAATCTGTACCGCAGCGGCATTTGTTATAAATCCTAATAATTCGGTCACTGGGTTTGATAATACTTTGCAGATAGGAATAAATCTATCCGCCACAGCCAAGATAAATGGCAGTATCACAGGCAATGCCGCTAGTGCAACACAACTAGAAACTGCTAGATTAATCAACGGTGTGCCATTTAACGCCACATCTAACATCACAGTGACCGCTAACACTGCTAATCTATTGAAAAAAGGTACCTATATTGTAGGTGCAGATTTCAACGGCAGTGTGGAAAGAACATGGAGTGTGGATGCAACTTCTGCCAACACCATAGGCAAGGTAGTGGCACGAAATTCAGAAGGCGGATTTTCTGCAGGTACTATAACAGCCACATTCATAGGTGATTTAACCGGCAATGTTACTGCTTCTAGTGGAACCAGCGTGTTCAACACAGTGCAGGCCAATCAATTTATTGGAGCACAATTAACAGGTAATGCAGGATCTGCCACAAGATTAGCCACCACTCGAACCATAAACGGAGTGGGCTTCGACGGCACAAATAATATAACAGTCACAGCCGATGCTGGGACGTTGACTGGAAATATCCTAAACGGATCAGTTACTTTGAGTTCACTGACACAGGTAGGTACACTGAGCTCATTAAGCGTCAGCGACAGTGGAATATTTTTGGGCAGCGGAAATCAACTGAGAGTATTTGTGGATTCTAGTGTTCCTACAATAAGATCTGCTACTGGACGTTTGAATTTTGATATGGGTATGTCAGGCCCAGACATAAATTTTGTAAATTCAGCAACATCGTTGAGTCTTGGTGGTCCTAGTGCTCCAGCGGTGATAGGAGACAACACCACCAATCTCGGTATTACAGGATACAAATTTAACGGTGTGTATGCCAATAACTTTTTTGGAAATGCAGACACTGCTACACTTTCAACTAATGCTACTAATCTCGTCGGTGGCGGACTGGGTGCTATTGCAGTTCAGCAGGCCATAGGAGTCACAGGCTTTTTGGGACTAGGCGCAGACAACTATGTGTTGAGAGCCAGACCCGGTGGCCCTGCATGGGAACCATTAACACTTGAACAGTTAAACAAGGGCAGTTATATCAACATGATTAATACCACTACTAGTGGTAGTGTGGATCAGTTTAATTCATCAGTGCCAGTGACCATATCAGTGGATGCTACCTCAGTCAACACTGCTAGTAAAGTAGTGGCACGTGATGCCAGCGGTAATTTTGCAGCTGGAACTATTACGGCTAATTTAAGCGGTAATGTCGCCGGCGCAGTTACAGGTAATGCTTCTACCGCAACACAATTACAAACTGCAAGAACAATCAACGGTGTTGCATTCGATGGTACAGCTAATATAACAATCAGCGCAACAGATCCAACAAAAGTAGCATTGGCAGGCAGCACTATGACTGGGTATCTAACATTAGTCGGCGCTCCGGTGGATGCAAATCACGCCGCCACTAAAACATATGTAGACAGCAGATTACCTCAGTATACTATTGTTAGTGGAGCACAATACAGCACATCAGGATTTACCAATCAAGTTGGATCATTCAACGATGGCGCCAACTTCTTTGATGTGTTTCCTCCATCAGGAAAAAGCATGGCAAATATTGTAGCATTTATACCATCAATACATGTGGTTCATTATGCAGGCGGAGTTGACGGTAATGATTCGATTAGATGTACATATTCCTATCTCGGTGATCGGATCAGAGTGTATGTGCAGAACACAGAACAACGAAGTACCCCAGCAGCAAACTATTTGGCCATTTGGAGTTAATCATGCATTATGTTTGTATAGAAAATAATCTAGTAGTAAGTATATTAAGTTATCAACCTAATGTACCAAGTTCTGTCGCAGTGGTAGAAATCACAGACGCACAAGCTGCCCAAATAGCAGCACAGACACATTACTTTGATCTTGCTAGCAAATCTGTTGCTGCGGTAGCATCCAGCGTCACAGCACAACGAGCTACAGATATAGCCAACGGACAAGAACGTGAATTTTTAAACAGCACAGATTGGAAAGTTTTACGACATATCAGACAGAAAGCACTGAATATACCTACAAGTTTATCAGATGCAGAATATCTACAACTTGAGCAGCAGCGACAGGCCGCAGCAGCTCGTATACAATAACAGCAATAAATACAAGATACTAGGGGCTAATAGCATGGCATATGAAGTCAACAAATTTAACGGTGTATTTTTAACGTCAGTGGCTGACGGCACCATCGACACCACTACTGATCTACGGCTAGTTGGTAAGAATTACGCAGGTTACGGTGAAGTACAGAATGAGAATTTTGTGCATTTATTGGAAAATTTTGCCAATACCACAGCGCCTCCTAAATCAGTCACAGGTCAAATTTGGTTTGACACTTCTGCTAAGAAACTTAAATTCTATGATGGATCTAGATTCAAAGTAGCAGGCGGCGCGGAAGCCAGCGCATCAGCTCCCAGCGGGCTAGTTGCTGGAGATTTTTGGTGGGACACAGGAGCCAAGCAGCTATACACCTATACAGGTACAGAATTCACGTTGATTGGCCCAATTGCCAGTCCTGACCTAGGTACATCGATTATCAGCCCAGCAGTGGTCTATGGTACCATAAGCACTGCAGAAGGTCCGCACACTATATTGAAAGTGATATCAGATAGTAAAACCATAGCAGTAGTCAGTAAAACAGCCTTTACACTCGATAGCAGTAAAAACACCATTGACGATTTCACAGTGATAAAGAAAGGTATTACCCTGGCTAAATCGCAGACCGGTGTTTCTACAGATGATTTTACCTTTTGGGGCACGGCCAGCAACGCTACTAAACTAGGTGGGTTCACAGCTGATCAATATATTAAAACTGGCGAAAGCTCATTTATTTCGGAAGTTAGTTTTAAAGATCCAGGATTCCAAGTAGGTGACGGTAACGACCTTAGAATTAGAGTTGAAGGAGGTACCGACGTTGTTGTAGAAAATCGTTTAGGCAATGACATAACATTTAGAATCACAGTAGCTGAAACCACAGACGAAAGAGATATCGCTGTTATAAGATCCACAGGTCTAGTTCCCGGAGTTGGAAATGCATACACTTTAGGGTCTTCGATTCTGCAGTGGAGTGATGTTTATGCTACAACCTTTAGGGGAGCAGTAGTAGGAGCAGTTACAGGAAATACCACTGGCAGTCACAAAGGCAATGTTTTAGCCAACGACAACGATATATTGATTAATGCAGCTACAAAACAAATAGGCTATGCTGGTGCTAACATTGTAGGAACATTAACAGGATCAATCACAGGATCAGCCGCAACTGCTGCAGATGCCGGCACCCTAAACGGATTAGCTTCCAGCGCCACAGTCCCTGGATCTGCAGTGGCCACAGTGACCATACGAAATTCCAGCGGTAATATATTGGCCAATCAATTTGTTGGCATAGCTGATAAAGTAGATAGAACTTTTATCGATCGTACCAACGCCATAGTTGACCCTACATGGTCAGACAGCACAGCCAGCACACAGTATAGAACTGCTAGACTCACTGCCACTGCTTACAGCATAGCAGCTAGAGATGTCAGCGGTAATATCACAGCTAACATTTTTAATGGCACAGCCACAGCAGCAAGATACGCTGACCTAGCAGAAAAATATCTTGCTGATCAGGAATATGAAGTTGGCACAGTGGTAATGATAGGCGGTGAAAAAGAAGTCACTGCCGCAGATGTTAACACTCGTGCTATTGGTGTGGTATCTGCTAATCCAGCTTATATGATGAACAGTGAATTACAAGGCGGTACTTATATTGCTCTAAAAGGTCGTGTACCGTGTAAGGTATATGGTGCAGTTAAAAAAGGAGATCGTTTGGTAGCTGGTCCTAGAGGTGCAGCGATTGCAGCACATGGCAATTATGCTAATGTGTTTGCAGTGGCACTAGAATCAACTGGATCAGATAGCATTACAGTAATAGAAGCATTGGTGTTGTAATGACCACAGGAACAAATATCCTTGCATCGCAGTATGTAACCATACAGGATAAAGCCCAGTCACTGTTAGGCACAGGTTCCGGTACTAGGGGTTACGGGCAAACAGTATTATCTGCAGATGTATTCACTGGTAATAACATAACAAAAGCTCAGTGGGATCTAATCAAATTTGATATTATTAATATCAAAGTTCACCAGGATGGCAATATACCTGCAGTGGTAAATGTCAATGTGGGTGATCCCATAGGGTTTGGGCCTAGTTCTCCAAACACTAATTATGATATATTATTAGAAGATGCGATTGTAAAACGATTCCTTATAGCAGGAAGCCAGTCCGTCACCTCTGCCAAAACCAGCCAAACTTATAGTACCCCCTGGGGCATACAGGCACAGGCAACACTGACAGTGACATTTGCTGACTCTAATCAAGGCAGATATTTTTTTAACAGCGGCGGCAAAATAAGATTTGTAACATCATTAGTAGGTGCGGTATCTACACCACAGGTTACAGCCTGGGTTAACTTTTTGAATGCAGTTGGCACACAGAGTTTTGGAGCTGACACTGATCCTTCAGTTAATTATTACACATTAACAAATTCTTATCAGACTTATTATCAGAATTTCTTAAGTAGTTCTTATTCTGCCAACAGTTATAGACTTGAAGCCAGGACCAATGTAGCGGATAACTCCACAGGCACAGCTACTCAATTAGAAATACGGGTGACACTGTTGGATAGTTATACTGATCCGGACGTGCCTTTCACAGTCAGCCATCCACCGGGAGATGTAGTCGACGGCACGTTAACTATAGCAGTGTCTGAACTCAAAGCTTCCGGCCAATTACAACCTTCTGGTACTTTTTCTATAACAAGTCCATCATATTCACTTTCCGGCATAACAGCTAGTTAAGGACTTAAATAATCTCATGCCAGCAGTTAACGATAAAATTGTCACAGCAGATTATAACTCTATTAGAGATAAACTAGTTGCGGTTTTAGGAAATGGTTCTGTAAATATAGGATGGGGACAGCAGTCACGTATTCAATCAACCGCAGTGTCGGTGGATAGTAAAGTCACTATTAACGAATGGGCCAATCTCAGATATGATATTATTAATGCCTATAAACATATCTTCGGATCGAATCCAACCACAGCTGTGGTATCTGAAGGCGGAACAATACGCTACACTTCAAATTTTACACCAGATACCGGTTCACTGGATGTTCCACAACGCCAGTATGATGTATGGGCAGACACAATTACCACTAACAGATTCACCGTGGCAGCCGGTGAGTCTGCAGCCACAGGTGTTTTGTCAGCAAGTAGAACAACTTCGTGGAGTACTCAATGTCAATGCACTATACAAGTTTATTGGGCAAATTCTGATGCAGCTAGATATTTTTTCAACAGTGGCGGACAAATTAGAATCAGTGCATCTAGATCCGGTGGCGCAACATCTAATCAGAATACATCATGGACTTCTTTATTAAGTGCTGCAGGTACACAACAGTTTGGCGGTGCGAATCCCGGCACCGGTACATTTCCTGGCGACGGGTTGAATTGGTATAGAACCACTAGTACATTTCAAACCTACTACACAGCCACAGCGTCAAGTCCTTATGGTTCTAATAATTATCAACTACAAGCTAGGTGTGCCGACCAAGCCAACAACAGTGCAGGAACCGCAGCTCAATTAGAAATTCGAGTATTATTCACGGATGGGTATGTCGATCCTGGAATTGTTTTCATAGAACCCGGACCTCAAACAGCCACCACAGCCGATTTCCCCCCTGATGACGTGGTAGATGGTACACTAACTGTAAACGCTTCTTCACTGTATGCCACGGGTATTATGGTGCCTGCAAGTCAATTATTCACAGTGACCGCGCCACTGATTACTGTAGGCTCAGTAACTGGCAGTTAATTAATTTTTCTCAGGTACTAGTTCATCTATAAATAAACTACGCAGTTTATCAAGGAGAACTCATGGACCAACAGCTCAAAGCAGCTTTGGATTTTTCCAATTACCAACAGACTTTTTCTATTCAAAAAAAAGTTCTTAAAGAACGTATAACAGCCAAACTGACCTATGGATTCAACGGTGGGTTATTTCGTATTGATAGGAATTTATTGACTTTTGTAGACATGTTATGTGCCAAAGGCAGAACATCTGGAGTAGTACTGTTAGATGTCAACGAAAATCCTATACTAGTAGACGATCTTGAAGCATTTCGCGAAGAACTTTTTCAAAGATATTTTGAAGTCACTAATGAATATTTTGATCAATATCAAAAGATTAAAAAAAGTAGATCTGTAGAAAAATTAATATCACAATGACTCGAGGAATATTAATTTACGCACACAACAATCGCACAGTTGACTATGCGTTAATGGCAATAATATCTGGCGGCCTGGCCAAAAAGAATTTACAGGTGCCTGTTTCGTTGATCACCGATATCTCTACCGTTGAGTGGATGAAGGAATCTAATATTTTTAATCATGCTACTGATATTTTTGAACACATTATCACAGTCGACAGGCCAGCCACAGCTAATCAACGGCATCTCAATGATGGGCAAACTGGACAAATGGTTCCTTTTATAAACACCAACAGAAACACAGCATGTGATCTAACCCCCTATGATAGAACACTATTGATAGACAGTGATTTTTTTGTGTTATCAAACAGTCTCGGCGAATATTGGGACATTGATATAGATGTCATGCTAGGAGACGCTATCAATGATATCTACAATGACTCACGCACCGGATATCTAGATCGGCATGTAAGTGATACTGGTGTTAAAATGTATTGGGCCACAACAGTGATGTTCTCAAAAAATTCCAATGCTAAATTGTTTTTTGACACAGTAAATTATATCAAAGAAAATTACTCTCAGTTTGCTGATGTGTTTAGATTTGATCCTCGTCAATTTAGAAATGATATTGCCTTCAGCATAGCCAAACACATATTAGATGGCTATCGACAGACTGATATAGGATCCTTGCCTCCGGTGTTGTCGGCGTTGGACAAAGATATACTACATGGTGTCAACGGCAACACCTTGACATTTCTTGTAGATTATAAATTTACCAACTCATACTGTGCTGCTGCTATCTCCGACATAGATGTACATATAATGAACAAACAAAGTGTGATTAGACACAAGCAGGCATTATTGGAGTTAATATGAATTTCGGATATCTAATAGTAGTGGCAGAACACGATTCTGTTGATTATCTACAGTTGGCCTATGGGTTGGCATTGAGTATAAAAAACACACAACAACAGGGGTATGATCGTGTGGCTATTGTTATAGATGACAAAACTAAAATAGAAAAACTTACCAGCCCATGGGTATTTGATCATGTAATAGAATGGAGCCAAGAAACATTTTGGGATGGCCGTAGTTGGATGGATCAGCTAACACCATTTGATCATACAGTGTGCCTAGATGCTGACATGTTATTTGTACAAGATCACAGTCATTGGATTGACTATTTTATCGATAACAGCGAATTATATGTGGCTAACCAAGTGTTTACTTATAGGGGTGACACAGTCAGTGACCGCAGTTATAGAAAAGCCTTTGACAAAAATAATCTTCCAGATTTATATTCTATGTGGACTTTTTTTAACAAAGACTCTCAAATGGCCAAAGAATTTTTTGATCTAGGAAGAAGCATAATTAAGAATCCTATAGAATTTTCAAATACGTTCCTGCATCAGCATAAACCAAAGGTCCTAGGCACTGACGAAGCATTTGCATTGTCTGCAGATATACTAGGCATTACTGATGAGATAGCGTATGCATTAGACTTTCCTAGAATAGTACATATGAAACCTATGCTGCAGAAGTGGCCATGGCCTGCAGATACGTGGAGTGATCATGTGGGATTCTATCTCAATAAAAAAGGTCAACTAAAAATAGGAAATTATCAACAGTATGATATAATCCATTATGTGGAAAAAGATAAAATAAACAAGGAAATGATAAACAATCTAGAGGAAATTGCATGGAAACTGTAGAAGATTTTGATAAATGGTTGGCTGAGTATACACCATCACCGGTGAAATATGTAGCTGTGTATGATCAGCTAACGGGTGCTGTGAATAGTGTAGGCCCCGACTATGCTTTTCAAAATGAAGAACATGTGATCGAGATAGATACTGAAACAGCACTAGCAATCATCACAGCAGAGATACAGATACATCATTGCCAGATAGATATTCATTCGGGTAATTTAGAAATAGCCGAGATTAAAACTCTAAATAAATTAGATGATGTTTTGCATAGAATACCGTTGATACAATACACTGATATTTCTAAACCTGACATATATCTTACCTATACAGCCAATAATCAAAAATTAAAAGTACAGCTGTCGAGCGAGTTTGGCGGAACCAAAAAATACAAAGATGCAAATAAACAGAGAAATTTTGTTTGGGACGGCAGCACAGTTATGGATTTTTTAATCACAGAATATAATGATCCTAACTTGATCTATAAGATGTTTTCTGTTAAAATAAATGATCTAGTGGGTAAAACGGTTACCGTTAACAATGTATCCTACGACAACTTTAGTGTGTACACCAGACGATTGTTTAAAAATTACGTTATAGAATATAAATGAAAACAGTAGAATTTGATGTTATCTTTCTAAGTTATGATGAGCCAAATGCAGATCTGCATTATGCAGACTTATGTAATAAAGTGCCTTGGGCAAAACGTGTTCATGGAGTCAAAGGCAGCGATCATGCACACAAGGCCGCAGCAGAACTAAGTGAAACTGATTGGTTCATTACCGTTGATGCCGATAACATTGTAGACCCTGCCTTCTTTAATCTAGAATTAGATATGACTGATCCTAAAATACAGGTCTATGGATGGTGTGGGCGTAACACCATCAATGGTTTGCGCTACGGCAATGGCGGATTAAAAATTTGGAACAAAGAGTTTGTACTTAATATGCGTACACATGAAAACTCAGACAGCGATCGAGGTCAAGTGGATTTTTGTTGGGAAGAAGGCTATAAAAATTTTCCTCGAGTTTACAGCGAAAGTATTATTACAGGATCGCCCTTTCAAGCATGGCGAGCAGGATTCCGTGAAGGTGTGAAAATGACCCTACTTGACGGAGTCAAGGTTCCGCCCCAAGAAATCAAACAACGTATTTGGTGGCACAACATTCACAGACTGCGCATGTGGTCCACAGTCGGCGCACACGAAGAAAACGGTCTTTATGCAGTCTATGGTGCAAGATTGGGCACATGGTTAGCAAATTGCACTGAATGGAATTACGTAGAAGTTAGAGACTTTGAAATTCTCGGTGGTATATGGAATCAGTATGGTCGGCCGTTCGAGGAAGTAGGGGGCACTGGTCTAATAGAAGAAATAATATCTCTTGGATATAAAATTAAACTTAATTTAGGACTTGATTGGCCGTTCCTTGATGCAGAACAAAGCAGATATACCCTAGAGCTCTATGACGAAACTATCAATCTGGGGTTAACCTATTATCGGATGCCTGCGGATGTATGATATTTTCCTAGTAGGCAAGGGCACAATTGATGAGGATGTTTGGGCAACGTTTAAGCATCGATTTCCTAATGCACAAAAACTAGAAAATGTAAAATCTTTTGAAGAAGTAAAATCTAAGTCGTTTACTAAATTCTTTTGGGTAGTATGGGACTATTTGTCAGTCACAGATTTTAACTTTGACTATCGTGTTCTCAAGTGGGACGAAGAATACATTCATGTGTTTAAAAACGGCAACTATTTTGATGGCGTTTGTATTTTTCCCAAAGCGGCACGGGTCTTGCAACGTGAATGGGATTATCGATTTTTCACAAAGAAAAAAGAAATAGATATTATTGCAAGTGTGTCTCGTCCGTTTGATATTGCTTTTATTTCTTATCACGAATCATTCGCAGAAGAAAATTATCGTAGGTTAAATTATCCAGCCCATAGAATCCATAGGGTTAACGGAGTGAAAGGAATTCATCAAGCTCATATCGAAGCAGCAAAACTGTGTCAAACAGATATGTTTTATGTAGTAGATGCTGATGCAATCATAGAATCAGATTTTGAATTTAATTATCAAATTCCCTATTATGATTTTAATGCTAAATCTACAGTGCATGTATGGAAAAGTCGTAATCCTGTTAATGGATTAGAATACGGTAACGGTGGTGTTAAGTTGTTACCGAGACAAATGACCATAGACATGGATCTAAGCAAGCCAGACATGACCACAAGTATCAGCAAATGGTTTAGACCGATGCCCGATGTTTCGAATATAAACGGATTTAACACAGATCCTTTTAACACATGGAAAAGCTCGTTTAGAGAATGTTGTAAACTGGCCAGTCGAGTTATCGATCGTCAGCAAGAGGAAGAAACCAAAGAAAGATTACGAGTGTGGTGTGAAGAATCCACAGATAGTTACGCAATCGATGGTGCAATCAGTGGACGAGAATACGGTATCACACACAAAACAAATTTAGAAGCTCTTAAAAAGATCAATGACTTTGAATGGCTCAAGGAACAATTCGATGGACGATATAGCAAGAATTAAAAAATTTATTCCTATAATGAATGAAATTTCGCCTACGTTCTGTATGGCCAAGTGGCACCATACCACGATTTATTTAGGCACCGGCGAAACACATAGTTGTTATCATCCAGCGCCACACACAATACCGTTAGATGAAATCATTATAGATGCCAGTGCGTTACATAACACAACTCAAAAGAAAATGGAACGTCTTGAAATGCTCAACGGCGGAAAACCCAGCGGATGTAATTATTGCTGGAATATTGAAACCATGGGCGATGATTATGTCAGCGATCGTAAAGAACGTAATAGCACAATTTATACTGATAAAAGATTTCAACAAATTAAAGACGGTGACTGGGATCAAAATATAAATCCGCAGTACATAGAAATTTCATTCGGCAATGAGTGTAATTTTAAATGTGGATACTGTCATCCCAAACATTCGAGTAGTTATTATAAAGAAATCAAGGATCACGGTCCTTACGATATGGTTAAGAATCACCGTAATGACATTGATTGGTTTAAGATCTACGAAGAAGAAACCAATCCCTATGTGGAAGCATGGTGGCGTTGGTGGCCTGAAGTTCGTAAGACGTTAACAATTTTACGTATCACGGGCGGCGAGCCATTGCTGCAATCTAGCACCTGGCGTTTATTGGAAGATTTAGAAAACAATCCGTTGCCTAATTTAGAACTTAATATCAATACAAATTTTGGAGTCAAACCTATATTAATCGATCGTCTAGTTGAGAAAGTAAACAATCTAGTTAATGGTGGTAAGATCAAGGACTTTAAAATTTTTACCAGCATAGATACATGGGGAGCACCTGCAGAGTATATTCGAACAGGATTGGATTTAACTGTGTGGGAACGTAATCTAGATACCTATCTAACTAAAACATCTTTGCCCATTACTTTTATGATCACGTTTAATATTCTCACGGTGACTAATTTTCAAAGTTTGTTGGAAAAGATTCTAGAATGGCGTGTTAAGTACAATGGAGTTGAGCAGAACAAATGGCAACGCATACGTTTTGATACTCCATACTTAAAAGAGCCGCTACAGTACGATATGAATATTCTGCCTAAAGATGAGTTTATGCCTTACATGCAAAGACATCTAGACTTCATTCTAGCCAATCTAGACGATAAAAACCGAAGCAAATTCAACGACTTAGAGTACGCTAAATTTGAAAGAGTTGTAAAATACATGGAATCAGCTATCTATACCCCAGAAAAGCTAAA